AACGGTGCTCTCCCAAAATTCAACGGCCACACCATAGGCAAGGCGTTGGTGGTAGCGTTTACTGTACTTGGCAGGGTCGTTGTAGGCCACGGCCACTTGCACCAAGGCAAGCACCAGGCTAATCATCAAAAAGGAAGCGATGGCCTCGAAGGGGGTAAATTGTACCCCTAAAAAATCGGCCACAATAGAAGCTACAAGGATGAACCCCAGTAAGCTTGTTAGAAGTTTAAAAAGTGTTTTCATGGTTAGTTTATAAAAGGGGGTTTAGTCTACTTGACGGGCGTTGATCAACACAAATGCGAGTGCGCCATTGGGGCCCGTGCGTTTGTATTCAAATTCGATTTCAAATGTTTTTGAAATCACACCCACTACGGCTACACCGCTGGCACCTGTGCCGGGCGTTACGTTTCGGGCGGTGGCATCGCTAAGGGCGCGCACTACTACGCGTGCACCTTGCCTCATTTGCCCATCAATCAAAAAGTTGAGGGTAACGTTCAAGGCCAATGCGGCATTGAAATACACATACGTAAGCATGTTGCTTACCGTAAGGTTAACAGTGGCGGCAGGGGTCAGTATCTGCTCGTCTGCAAGGCCATCAGGCCAGTTCAGGGTTTTATCTATTTGTGCCATGGGCTTATTGTGCGATTAACGCGTTTAGGGTGGAGTCTTTTATTTCAGTGCCGTGCTTGGCTTTCCACAACACTTTAATGTTGTCGGCACCAAGGCTTTTCAGCGTGCCTTCTTTGGCGTGCAGGTCATACAATTTCACCTGCTCGGCTTTAGACGTTGGCAAATCTCCCGCGCTCAGTTGCGGAATCACACTGGTGTAGGCTTGCATGCTGTCCAGCAATGATTTTACAGATTGATAGCCTTCTTCGGTTTGGCTGGCGAGCTTCAAAAAGTTTTCTTTTTGTGCAGCCACAATTTTTTTGGAGGCAAGCGCACCTTCTACCAAGGCCGTTGCTTTGTCAGCAATGGCCGCAGTTTTGGCGGTGGCCAATTCATTTGTCAGGCGCAAAATCTCTGCATCCTTTACAGAGAGTGCTTGTTCTTTGGCACTGAGCTGGCTGTTAAGGGTTACCACAGCCTCGGCCACCAAGTCCTCGTTGGATGCTTCGCTGAGTGTAACCAACTTACTGCCGTTCAATGCAGCAATCACTTTTTTCATGGTTGGTTGGGTTTTGTTTGAGTTGAAAAAATTCTGGAGTTCAATGGCATCCACCTTATCGTTGAGGGTGATGGTATGGCCTGCGTGGCTCAGCTTGCAGCAGTTGGGGTTTGCCCCAATGTCGGTAATGCTCACCTCGCGCAGCTTCCACTTCGTTACGGTGGGCAATAGTTGGCCGGGCAGCATCAAGGCAGGGTCTTCGCTCCATTCAATAGCCTCAAATCCGATGCTGGCCATGTTAAAGATGCCTTTGTCGTATTTGCGCGCAATCTCTGCCGCAAACTCATCTTCTAAATCAAACTCTGGGGTGGCCACTAGCTTAGTGCCCATCTGCTGCAGCTCGGTGGTGGTGCCAATGGGGAGTATTACATCCTTGTCATTTTCACCGCGCCTGCGGGTGTGGTCATACAGCAATACCGGGTTCTTCAAATAATCGCTGTAGTCTCCTCCGTCCGTTAGCACACGGAATCCGTAGGAGTTCACCACGCTATCATCTGTAATTACAATCGGCTTTGCCATTGCTTCTTTTTCGTTTAGTGATCGCAAAAGTGCAAGAGAAAGCAATGGTGATTTTGATTTTGAAAAGAGTGTCCTACCAAAATAATTGTATATACAACTATTGTTGTAATGTCTTTTTGCGCACACGCTTGCGCACCGTTCTTTCGCGCATTTTTGTGGCATGGCACGAATGACCAAAGGAGAGAGCGAGGCCGTACGCCAGCGGGGCTACGACCTCTATATGAACACCACCATGACGCTGCGCGACATAGCCGACAGCATTGGTGTAGGCTACGACACCGTGGGCGATTGGTGCGCGCGCTACAAGTGGAAACAAAGCAAAGCGGCCAACAGCATCACCCGCGAAAAAAACGTGAGCATGATGCTGGTGCAGATCAATACGCTGCTCACCGAAGTAAACGAGCGCGACAAAAAGTACCCCACCGCAGCCGAGGCCGACACCATTACCAAACTCACCAACAACATTCGCGCACTCAGCAGCCGCACCAGCTTGCCCGACTTCTTCAATGTGCAAACCGAGTTTTTAAAATACCTGCACACGGCCAACGATGCGCTGGCCAAGCAGGTGGCCGACTATAGCAAAGAGTTTTTGCAATCAAAAGCACGCGAACTGGATAACTAAATGAGCAAGCGCGCCAAACTGGAGAAAGACTTTGAAGCTCTTGTAAAACAAATCAAGAGCAGCACACCCGCAGAGGTTGGCGAAAACATCGCCAGCAAAAACGAGCGTGTTCAAAAACTACTGGCCGACCCGTTGGCCTTTTGCAAATACTATTTCCCCAAGTGGGCAAGCAGCGAGTTTGCCGACTTCCATAAAGATGCGGCCAAGGCCATACTCAACCATCCCGAAAAGAAAATGATACTTGCCTGGGCCATTGCCCGCAACATGAGCAAGACCACGTTCTTTCAAATGATCAGCATCTGGATGAACTGCCGCTACATCCACAAGATGGAGAAAGGCTACAGCACGGGTATATGGATGAGCAAGACCTTTGACCAAGCAGTAAAATCATTGCGGGCCATTCGCTTGCAGTTTGAATACAACGAGCGTTTAAAGAGTGATTTCGGAGTGTTTAAAACCGTGGCCACGTGGGGCGATGATATGTTCATCACCACGCAAGGCATCAGTTGGTTTCCGTTGGGCAAAGGCCAAAGCCCACGCGGTGCCAAGAATGAAGAGATCAGGCCAGACATACAAATCTGGGATGACTTTGACGATGACGAAGAGTGCCTCAACGACATTCGCTTGGACAAAAGCTGGCGGTGGATGATGGATGCGTTGCTCCCTACACTTGACGTGAGCCAGAACGCTTTCATTGCAGCCCTCAACAACATCATAGCTCCTAAGAGCTTGATGACGCGGGTGATGGAGATTGCCGACTACACGGCCAAAATCAATTTGCTCGATGACAAAGGCAAGCCCCGCTGGAAGGCACGCCACAGCCTAGACGATTGCATGTGGATGATCAATAAGATCGGCACACTGGCAGCGCAGAAAGAATACTTTAACAACCCCATCAGCGAGGGCAAAGTATTTAAAGCCGAGTGGCTGCAAGACAAAGCCATGACCAGCGGCTATACTGCTTTGATCGCTTACCTCGACCCATCCTTTAAATCAAAAAAGAATGCCGACCACAAGGCCCTTGTATTGTTAGGTTTGAAAGATGGCGAGTTCCACATCTTAAAAGTCTATTGCGACCGTGCCACCGTAGAAGACATGATCGAATGGCATTATGAATTGGAAAAGTGGGTGAAGGCCAAAAACATGCTCTGCGAGTTTTGGATGGAAGAAGTCTTTCTCCAGGACTTACTATATAAAGACTTTGCCGAAGTGGCCAAGCGCAAGGGCTGGCCGATAGGCGTGCAGGGCGACACACGCAAGAAGCCAGACAAAGACATGCGCATAGGTGCGATGGCTGGCTACTTCGAGCGCGGACAGATCTATTTTAACGAGGCCGAGAAAGACAACCACCACATGATTATGCTCAAGCAACAGATCATGCTCTTTCAGCCGGGCAACACCGGAATAAAGAAAGACGGACCCGATGCACTGGAAGGCGCACTCTTTAAAATGATGGACAAAGTGCAGATGAGCGCACCGCAATCTTTCGGCAAACGAGCCCGTGGTAAAAACATGTATTAAAAAGACGTAAGTAGTAAGACATTAGACATGAGACCGAGGCTTACATTTTCAAATTTTCAAATTAACGAATCAACGAATTAGCTATGCCCTTCCTAACCGACCCCGACTACCTCGACCAGATCAAAGCATCTCAGCTCACCACGCTGACGGATGGCGTTACCAGCGTACGCCTAACTGCCGAGGCCGCTGCCGAGGCACAAATGCGAAGCAGGTTGGCCGTGCGCTATGCCGTAGACAGCATCTTTAGCGCAACAGGCAACAGCCGCAATGCCGAGGTGGTAATGTACATGGTAGACATGGTGCTTTACCACCTCCACAGCCGTATCAACCCAGGGCAGGTGCCAGAGCTGCGCAAAGAACGGTATGCCGATGCGCTGGATTGGCTCAACAAAGTAAGTGCTGGCGACTTTCTGCCCGACCTGCCCAAAGTGGGCGATGCAGACGGGGACGGGGTAGATGACAAAAACGTGGTGCAATGGGGTGGAAGACCCGCCAGAAATCCATATTTCTGACCAAATCACCCTATCCTTTGTAGATGGATTGGGTGAGGTAGTGTTTAACACCCCTTTAACATCGCCCAGAAAAAGACTTGGGCGGCAAAATGAAGTAGAACTAGATTAAAATATTTAGAGCCTTTAAATCAAAGAAAAATGGCCAAAGAGCAAAAAGCAGGGAGAAGCAAAGCAACCACCGAAACCAACGTGGTGGTAAACAACATCAAAATAGGACAGCTTCAGCGCGGAAATCAGAGCGTGCAAACTTGGTTTGCCAACCTCAAGGCTGCGGAAAGTACCCTTAACCCCAACCGGAAGCAACTTTACCAGACTTACCTAGATGTGGCGATCGACCTTCATGTTGATTCCGTTATGGACAAAAGGATAAGGGCTGTAAAGACTACGCCTTTTGAATGGGTGGGCTTAGAAAACGATTTGATAATAAAGAATTTTAAAAGCCCTTGGTTTAGCGAGATGCTCAGCTTG